GTTGCTGCTCCGACGATCGAGGCCCCTCGCCTTGAGCGACCCCGCATGGTAGGTCGAATTGGCCAAACAACGGTGGTGACATCATGAGCTTCACATACGGGCAGCTGAAACAGGCGATCCAAGATTACGTCGAGTACAGCGAAACGACTTTCGTCAACAACATTCCGCTGTTCATTCGCATGGCGGAAGAGCGGATCATCAAGCAGGTTCAGCTGAGCCTGTTTCGGAAGAACGCGACAGCGACAGCGTTTGCGAGCCAGCAGTACCTGCGATGCCCAAGTGATTTCTTGGCCCCGTTCTCGTTGTCTTTCACCGGGGCGGACGGTGACAAGTTCTTCATCGACTTCAAAGATCCAAGCTTTGTGCAGGAATACAACCCCGATCCGACAACAACCGGTCAGCCGCGCTATTTCGCACAGTTTGATGTCAGCAATTTCCTTCTGGCTCCGACACCGGACGCTGAGTACGTCGCCGAACTCCATTACTTCTACCGCCCACAGAGCATCACCGCTCTGGATGACAGCGGCACCACATGGCTCAGCGAGAACGGCGAGATGGCGCTGCTGTACGGCTCATTGCTTGAGGCAAACATCTTCATGAAAGGTGAGCAAGACACCATGCAGATGTACGCCACCCGGCTTCAGGAATCGATTGCGGGCTTGAAGCAGCTTGGCGAAGCGAAGGAAGTGACCGACGAATATCGTCGAGGGAAGATGTTGAGGCCAAAGCAATGAGCGTGATTGCCGAGGTTCGAACAACGACCGGGCGCGGGTTCACTCCGGAGGAACTCGCGACTCAGGCCGCGGCTCGCATTGTTTCTGTTGCCGATACCGCGCATCCGGCGATTCGCGATCAGGCTATCGCCTATCGAGTGGCTATCGAAAAACTTCTCACAGAGTATTTGAAACAGGCTGTTCGCAGTGACCGCACAACTGTGTATAATACCCTCAAAGAGGCGGGTCACCCAGAACTCGCCGAACTGATCAGGAGACTTTAACCATGGCCTTTTCTGGCAATTTCATGTGTACGAGCTTCAAGCAAGGTCTCTTGCAGGCGAAGCATGATTTCACCCCATCCACGGGCCACACATTCAAGCTCGCCCTGTATGACAATAACGCGAGTTTCGATGCGGCAACGACGGATTACACTGCAACCGACGAAGTTTCTGACTCAGGGACTTATGTTGCGGGTGGGGGAGCATTGACGCCGATCGCACCAAGCACATCCGGCACAACCGCGTTTGTCGACTTCGCGGACATCACCTTCACGTCTGCGACGATCACCGCGCGTGGTGCCTTGATCTACAACTCGACGACTGCCGGCGGCTCCGGAACAACAGACGCCGTGGCGGTTTTGGATTTCGGTTCCGACAAGACGGCCGTCTCTGGGGACTTCCAAATCGTGTTTCCTGCAGCGGCCGCAGACACGGCCATTATCCGCATCGCATAGGCGTTGCGGACCAGAACTTGAAAGGACATGGGACATGTCAAAGAGTAACGCTTTCGAAAATGACCTCCTTGGGTTGATCTTCAACGGCACCGCCATTGCCAATTTGGCTGACGACGCGGCGACTTCTCCGTTGACAAATCTCTATGTGTCTTTGCACACTGGCGATCCCGGTGAAGCTGGGGATCAGACTACCAACGAATGCGCGTACACAAGTTACGCTCGGGTCGCTGTCGCCCGAAGCGGAAGCGGGTGGACGGTTACAGGAAACAGCGTTTCGCCCGTTGCAAACATCGATTTTCCAGAGGCGACTGGTGGGACGGAGACAGCCACGCACGTTGCTGTTGGGACAGATTCAACCGGCACAGGAAAGATCCTGTACTCCGGGGCGATCTCGCCGAACATCAGCATCGCGACTGGTGTTACCCCGCGCATCGGAACAGGCTCTACGATCACCGAGGAGTGAGTTGAATGGCGACCCTTGTCAATCGCGCAAAAATGACCACGACCACTACGGGAACGGGGACAATCACCCTTGGTTCTGCGGTTGGGGGGTTCCAAAGTTTTGCTGACGCAGGGGTCTCTGATGGGGACGCGGTCGCGTACACCATTGAGGACGGATTGTCTTGGGAGGTTGGGACTGGAATTTACACCGCCAGCGGAACTACCTTGAGTCGAACCCCGTCTGAGAGCAGCAACTCCGGGTCCGCAATCAACCTCAGTGGTTCAGCGATTGTTTTTGTCACGGCAAGGGCAGAGGAGATCGACTCTCTTCTGTCAAAATCCGGCGGGACCATGACCGGCGACTTGACCGTCCTCGGCGTGATCGAAACTGAGGACACATCCTCGGCCACAAGCTACGCGCTTGACCCGACGACCAACGGAACGCGGGCAACTCTGACCCTGACCGCCGCAACGGCGCTGACGGACAGTATGTCGGACGGGGAGAGCATTGCGCTGCGGATCGTCAACGGCGACACCCATGCCGTGACGTGGGTATCCGGTACGCTCTGGGTCGGTGGCTCTGCACCTACGCTTACAGGCGATGACCGCATCAACTTTGAAAAGTGGGGAACCGACCTGATCGGTCACTTCGGGCTGGGGATTGGGTAATGTGGCTTAGTCAAAATTTGCTGATGCACAGCGCGGGCGGTGGGGAAACCATTGAACTCAAGAGCTTTTCGCAATCAGAGGTTCTTGCCATAGCGTATCCGTCTGACATAGCGGTTGGCGACATTCTATTTTTTGTCTCAGCGGCGTCAGGGGCAAACCGTGTAAACGAAGGCCTGCCTTCCGGCTTTACACAGGTTAACACAGCGGGTTCTGGCGCTAACACGCTGTATTTCGGATATAGATTGGCCGACGGGACCGAAAGCGGAACCGTGGACGGCAGGAATAGTAATGACAACATATACCAGTACATGCTCAATTTTTCCGGCCCTGTAACCGGCCTTTTAGACGCTGGAGACGCCAGTTTTGGGAGCAGTGAAAATCCCGTAGACACAGCGGGATACGGTTCGCCATCTCTTATGTTTAATGCTGAGCTTAATGATCTCGGCGCGGGTTCTGTCGGGTTTGTATCTGGTACTGACGGGAGTGTGACAACACTAACAAATCTGGCTGTTGGGTTTTCTTACTTCTCTTCCACGCCGAGCAGCGTTGAGGCTCTTAGCGCGTTAGGTGGAACAAGCACAGCGCGCTCAGGTTTTGCGGCGCTTCACACTATAGTTTAGAGGCAACCATGCACATAAAACTCACAAGCGACGGACCCGAAATCTACACAATCGGGCAACTGCGTCGTGACAATCCCAACACCAGCTTTCCTCGTCGCGTCTCAGACGACACGCTGGCCTCCTACGGCGTCTACCCCTACGCGGTCGCAGAAAAGCCCGATCACGATCCGGCTACTCAGGTGATCGAACCGGGCGACTTCGTGGAGACCGAAAGCGGGTGGGTTCGGGGCTGGACCGTCCGCGACAAGACCGCAGACGAGCTTTCACAAGCACTGGCGCAGCACGCACAAAGCGTCAAGGCGGAATGCCGTCGCCGCATACTCGCTGTTTGCAACGACGCTGCACAGACCAATATCGCGCAGGCTGGTGTCCTTTATTCCGCGATGCGCCTTAACGGCATGTCTGATGCTGATGCCCTAGCGCACGCTGGACTGATTCATGGCGACCTCACACGCACGACGGAGTTTCAAAACTGGCGAGGCGCGATGGTATCAAACTGCCGCGCGTATGCGGATGATGTGTCGCTGGAGTACCTTAGTGATGACGCTTGGCCGGATGTACCCGCCGGAGTGCGAGAGTTGGCGGCGAGGTTCTGATGAGCGCATACACCCATGCAGAGTGGCGACGACTGGCAATGTGGTTGGCCGTCTCCTTGTTCAAATACAGGTAGGTCTGATCGATGCTAGGCTTTTCCCCACTCGCCGCAACGCCCCTCGCAGATGACGCCCGTGGGGTGTCTGCCGCGGAGTTTGCCCTGAGTGGTGTCGGTTCCGTATCCGCACAAGCTGCAGCAATCTTCTCGGCCGATGTGTCTGCGGCTGGAAGCTCAAGCCTTTCAGCCGAAGGCCTTTCCACCGCCGTTGTCACGCTTTCCGCTTCTGGTGTTGCGTCTGTTTCTGCTCAAGGCAATGGGATCTTCACCGCAGTTGCAGATATTGCCGGGACGTCCGAGGCGCTGTTTGCAAACGCCGGGATCGCTGTTGCCAACATTTCTGGGCAATCCCAACTCACTGGCGTCAGCCTAAGTACGGCAAGCGTGACGTTTTCGATTTCCGGGGAAGGTCAGTTCAACGCGGTTTCCCCTGTTCGCGTTCCGGTATCCGGCGTTTCGTCTCTTGGGGAGGTTGGTCTCGCAGCGGTGGTGGCGACACAGAGCGTTGTTGTTCCTGTTGTTGGGGTACAAGCTGGTGCAGAAACCAACCGTGTGCTAGTTTGGGGAAATGAAATTCCAAATCCCGGGACAATTTGGACCGAGATCGCAGCATAAGAGGCTGACATGGCAAGCACGTACACCTCGAACTCTGGCATTGAGCTAATTGCCACCGGAGAAAAATCTGGAACTTGGGGTGACACCACGAACGTCAACCTCCAGATTATTGACCGACTCACCAACGGGGTTGGCGCGATATCCTTGTCTGGAACAACACACACGATCACGACATCCGACGGTGCGCTTTCCGATGGTCACTACGCGGTTCTTGTCTTTGGTGGAGCGCCAAGCGGGGCGAATACAGTAACGATAAGCCCGAACGACCAGCAAAAAGTGTTCTTCGTAAAAAACGAATCTGGGGAAAATGTCATTCTTTCCCAAGGCTCAGGCTCAACCGTCACAGTCGCCAACGGAAATGGGGCGATTGTTTACACTGACGGTGCCGGGTCCGGAGCATCTGTTGTTGACCTGACGTCTGTGCTACCCCTCTCCGG